ATTGAATCAATGATAACAATATTATCGAAATACAATTGAATCACTGGTGACACACTTGAAGAAATAGATCTTTGAACAGACCCAATCACCTCACCTGGTAAGGGTGCATTATTCTTCAGAATAAAGCAGTCTGCAATAATATCCGCGGCGATACTAGACTGAACTGTCACGTATCCCCAGATATGATAAACACCTATAGGACACTGAAAGGCGTTAAGAGGGTTGGGAGCAGATGTGGGAGTAATACCCAATGGATTATAGCGGTAAATGTTGAAACCAACATTTGTCGCTACACTACTAGTTAATGTTTGAGGAGGTGTGCCACGAGTCACTTGAGTGATTGTTGTAGGACCTGAAAGGGAGAGTACGGTGCTCTGTGGAACGAAGAGTTCCACATCGTACTCAACGTAGAGACGACCCACTTGATTTGTATTGGCCATGCCAGATGTACAAATGAACATCCTACCCGCGTCATAATTGGAGAGATCCCCAGTTACTAACGAGTTACGAATATTCTTTCGGGGACCGAAAGGAAACATTGCCTTTGGATCTAAACGGCAAGATATTTCGGTCCATGGAGAGTTCTCTACCGCATCTTGAGTGTTTGAAGCTTCAGAATCACTAAGAGGGACGGTTTCAATTGCATTATAATCGGGACTCAGTATAACAGAGCCGATCGTTGATGTCGAAGTACGAGTAATGTACCGGAAGATCAGTTTATTAAAACGGTACTGTTGCCACCTCTTGGCCTGCTCTGAGAGCCAGGGGAAGGTAGCTGCGAGTCCAGGATTGATGTAGAGACGCGTGTTCACCTGAAATCCAATACTACCATTAATGGGAGTAATGGCTTCGGACATGTGAAAACGTTCCGAGTAAGTATTCTTCCTCGGAAAGGTCTGTCTGCTACTCACTGAGACAGGTGCGACTCGGGGACCCGAAGCTTCTCCATTTGATCTAGGAGGGTTTCGGGTCTTCTTGCTCGTAGACGTCCCACGATTGCCCCGATTACTAGGGGGGCCCCGTGAGGAATTATTGTTGCTATTATTATTATTATTATTATTATTGTCATTTTTGTTTTTATTCATTTCTTTACTAAATACCATACAAGTATTGGATACCGCTGTATGTGCGGGACTATACATCCTACAGAAACCCAATGGGATGAGCCGTGTAGTCTCTCGGCATTTTGTTTAGCACGGAAACCGTTTTGGTCAATTACTCTCTAGAACCCAATAATCAGTTTAACGACATGATCTGGTCGACCTCCTCCTAAAGAATCCCGTAAGGGAGCTCCTTTAGAAGACGGCGGAAAATTGGATAAGGTCTTCGAGTAGTAATCGGAATAAGGCTAGGAAGGTCACAAGACTTATTTGAGATAAGCTTGATTTCAAAAAGACGCATTACCTTCTCACGTGTAAATGGTTTAACTGTCCTTAGATTAAAGTGTTTTGCTTTATAGCCAAAACTATCCTTAACCTCTTTTGAGTTAGCCATATTATATATAAGAGATAATCTTCCTAACCATGGATCAGAATCTTCGGTTTCATGTTCATTTAAAGGTCGAAACTTGTCGGTGACTTTGTAATTTAGAAAAGCACCAGGAAATGAATTTATGTTTATGTTTTTTATTTTACTATTTATAGAGGCCTCTTTAATAAAAAGTTGAAGCTTTATATCTTTTATAAAAGCTCTGGCCAGTTTTCTCTGATCTCGGGTTATTTTAAGATCTTTTGGAGCGTACTTGATATCCACACCGTACCCGCCTAGATGGACAGGTAAGAACCAATTCGGTGAAAGCTTATGTTTCCGATCGTGGAGTGCAAAGTTTTCATCAATCCACCTGCATTGAAAAATGCAGGGAATGATACACTCTGTCCAGTTACATAAGGTGATCATACGATTAATCTCACGAGATACTTGTGTGGGATTAGAATTTAAATATGATCGTAAGTCATCTTCTCGACTATCGTCGATTTCTTTAAGGAACTTCAAGTTCAAATAACCCTGACGGACCATTACGTTCTTTTGTTTGTCAAGTTTAAAAATCTGTGAATTGATCATACAGCAGTCCTTAGACAAATAGTTTTTTCCAACCGATAACCTCAAGCCTGCATCTGATGCAGCTTGTTTAAAAACTGGATAAAAATCATCCAAACACTTGAAAAGCATATCGTCTCCATTAATTATGACATTTTTTATCATAATCTGAACAATGGATCTTCTCTGTTCATATTCCCACATATTACAAGAACTGGTAATATAACGGATACATGCGAGACGGTATACACTTAGGTTGACAGTACATAAAAGTGGAAAACTTAAGGGGTGACCCATAAGTTGACCATCAACAACTAAGCCAGGTGGGGCAGCACCTAGTGGGTAAGTGATCAAACCTACTCCTAGAATTGCCTTTAGAGCTATATCATGATCAGGGATGTTTTTTAGAACCTCCAGCATCGTAACTGTTGCATCCTTTTTTAGGAGATCAGTCGCCTTCTCATAATCAACAGAACAAAAGTTGTTTAGAGTAGGACAATTACGATGAATTTCGTTGATCTTATCGGTAAGATCTTCATGAAGCATTGTTGAAAATTTTGTCTTTTTCCAACAGTCCAACATAAGACCCTGTAAAGGTTGGAGAGCTGTATAAAGTAAACCGTTTCCCTTTGTGATCATCCGGAACTTACTTGGTTCAGGGATGGCGACGGCTTTGAGATCGAAAGGATTATATTTCCGAAACTTGACAACAGGACCTTTCCATGTTGCCTTGATTACTTTTTGGTAACATGGTTCAAATGCATGATCGCGTGCAAATTCATATTGTTTCACAGTCCACTGAGAGAAGGCTTGGTGAATCGATCTTAATTTACCTACCTTCTTGGATTCTTCCCCCTGCAGAACAGCTTCTATATCGAAGGGTTCAAACATGTTTAACGTTCCTCCATCTTCACGGAGTACTTGTAAACATGCCGAACCACTAGGTACGAGTTTTGTAGGGAAGAGAACTTTTTCCGTTCGGTTAATCGGTGAAAAGATTTCTAATGATGTTGCCCTAAGGACAGATCTTAAGTCCTCGGGACAATCGCCGTGGCTATTACATAGACACTCTCGATGTAGTTCAAAAGCTTTCGTTTTCGAATCATCGCTAAGAGTGGGCCACAAACGTTTGGATCCTTTATTTAATGAATAGATGAAAGAAACATCTCTATTCGCGATCCTTCTAGCAACATATCTTTTGCACCAACCGGAAAACAAGTTCTTTGTTATCCAGTCCTTTTTTTCAGGTCGTTGTTCATCTCTAAAAACC